GGTATGCGAGGATAGAGGACGGAACGTATGGCCGCGCGGAACCGCCTGTATCACCCCGAGGAGGTGAGGGCCAAAATAAAAACGAGTCTGCTGATCAACCGATTGATGCAGCACGTAAAAGGCAAAAAAATGATGGAGAAATCCCAGGTGACCGCAGCTCTCGGGCTGCTCAAGAAGACGCTTCCCGACCTATCCTCCATCGACGCAACGCACAAGGGCGATCCTGAGCATCCTTTGGTGATCTCCTCCACGGACGGTGCGCTGTGAAGAAAACCCAGTTCCCCAAGCCCGAATACTCGGTAGCCATGTCCCTGGATACCGGCTGTATCGTGATGGTGAAGACTAAGCTCGCATTGGTCAACTAAGGGTTTTAGTCGGCTAGTCACCCCCCATCGCATGGAAAGTAACCCCGACTGCTGGCGGCGTAAACTGAGCTCATGCTCTCCCCTCACGCGTGGCCAGCTTTAAACTCACGGCGAAGCAAGAGCAAGCCAATAAGCTCTTGGCTGGGCCGCAGATGCATACCCTGCTCTACGGCGGCTCCCGAAGCACAAAGACCTTCCTATTGGTCCGCGGCGTCGTTGTAAGGGCGCTGAAAGCCGCAATGAGCCGGCATTGCATCCTTCGCTTTCGCTTGGGGCACATCAAGTCGAGCATTGTCTTAGATACCTTCCCGAAGGTCATGCGGCTCGCTTTCCCCACTGTCAAATACGACTTGAACAAATCGGACCTGTACGCACAGTTCCCGAACGAGTCAGAGATCTGGTTTGGAGGTCTCGACGATAAAGAACGGGTCGAGAAGATCCTGGGCAATGAATACGTTACAATGCTCTTCAACGAGTGTAGTCAAATCCCCTATGCGAGCCGGAACCTAGCACTCACCCGATTGGCCCAAAACGTCACCCAAAAGGTCGATGGGGTTGAGCGGCAACTGCCTCTGCGGGCCTGGTACGATGAAAATCCGCCGACCAAGGGCCACTGGACCTATCGGCTGTTCAAGGCCAAGGTGGATCCCGAAACCCGGGGGTATTTGCCCGATCCCGACAATTACCAATGCATGCAGTTGAATCCGCGGGATAATCCCCATCTGCCGCCCGAGTACATCAAATCCTTGGAAGCGATGTCGGCCCGAATGCGCCGGCGGTTTTTGGAGGGAGAGTTCGGGGACGATAATCCGAATGCGCTCTTTTCCGAAGAGCACATGGACAAATGGCGCACGCTTGAGAACTTGCCCGACATGTTGCGCATGGTGGTGGCGGTTGATCCCAGCGGTGCGGACGAGGAAGATAATCAGGACAATGACGAAATCGGTATCAGTATCTGCGGATTAGGGACGGATGGTCGTGGCTACGTGCTGCAGGACTTGACCTTGAAAGCGGGCCCAGCGACTTGGGGACGAGTGGCCGTGCAGGCCTACGTGCGCGAGAAGTGCGATCGGATCGTCGGGGAAACCAATTTCGGGGGTGCGATGGTTGGATTCGTCATTAAGGCGGCGGCCTCCAAGGAAGGGGCCAAGGTGCCGTTTACGTGCCTCACCGCGAGCCGCGGCAAGGTGGTTCGAGCTGAGCCCGTGTCCTCGTTGTTCGAGACGGGAGAGGTGCGCTTAGCCGGCAATTTCCCCCAGCTCGAGGACGAACTGATGGGATTTACGAGCAATGCGGGCTATGTGGGGGAAAGAAGCCCCAACCGGGCAGATGCTATGATCTGGGGAATTAGCTTTCTCTTCCCGCAATTGACGGCGGAGCCCAAAAAGCCTGAGCCCGTCCCTGTGCAACTGATCGGCCGCCCCTCCAAAACCGCATGGATGCATCGCTAAGTATCTGCATCCCGACCTTCGAGCGTCCCCAGTACTTGAAGTGGACGCTTCAGAAGCTCATGGCCTGGTTTCCCGGGTCCCAGATTTGCGTGAGCGACAACCATTCACCCATCACGGATGACTTTCGTCCCGGTGAGTGGCCCATCAAGTATCTGCGCCAGAAGGAAAACATCGGCCCCTTCCCAAACTTCCACTTTGCCCTCTCGATGGCAAGCCACAAATATGCGCTCTACTGTGCGGATGACGATTACGTGCTGCCGGAAGGGGTCCGGATCGGGATTGAATACCTCGAAGAGCATCCGGAGGTGGCCGCTTACTGCGCCCCATGTGAAATCTGGGATGAAGTTGAGCACAAACTCTATTGGAACGCCTGGGAGATCCCCGAGGCCATTACGTTGGGACGGGGGGTTGATCTCTTTAACCTGATCATTTCCCGTCACATCTGGCCGGAGCATCTGATATACAGGCTCCCGTTGCCCATCAAGGCTCGAACCAGGGCCTATTGGGCCTTTACGGACCTTGCGGACATTTTGGACCATGGGCTTATTCATTTCTCAAGGGTTCCCTACTACCGGAATTTACTCACTCATCCAGTTGGAGAACGGATTCAGTTGGGTAACGTACAATGCCTCACCGAGTTTGATAGCTATCGCGCTGGACTTGAAGTCTTGGCCTGCCGGCTCTTTTGGTCAGAATTGCCCTACAGAGCCCGTCATCAGATCCACGACATGATTGCGAGCTTTATCTGTGCGCGGATGGATGTGGCGAGCCGATTGTACGCAAGGCAGGGACACGAGGTGGACGCGCAGATGCTTAGGCAACGGATCGCGATCGCGGACCCCCGGCAGGATGCTGCATAATATGCGCACCCGGTCTCCCAAAACGCGCGGGCCAATGCATAGATATGCGCATAAAGGTGCATAAGTGACTCCCGAAGACGAGGACAAGCGCGAATTCCTCGCCTTGAGCGAGAAAGATGTGTATGAGGAAGCTCGCGACCGCTTGCAGATCGCTCTATCGGCCGATACCGACAACCGCAACATGGCCAAAGAGGATTTGCTCTTCGCCGAGGGCGAAGGACATTGGGACGATGATGTGGTGGTGACCACGGCAAGCGCCGAAACGCCAGAGCTCACCATCAACCTCACCGATGCCCTGGTGCGGCGCGTGGTCAACAACATGAAGCAACAGCGGCCGCGGGGTAAATGTCACCCGGTGGGCGATGGGGCGAATATCGAGACGGCGGAGATCATCAACGGAATCGGCCGGCACGTCGAATACCGTTCGGAAGCCTCAGTGGCCTATGACATGGCCGGCGATATGGCGGTGAGAGCGGGTTGGGGTTATGCCCGCCTGGTGGCTGAGTATGTCGCACCCGATCGGTTCGAGAAGGACCTCAGAATTCTCCCGATCGACAACATCTTCACCGTTTACATGGACCCCTCTGCGGTCATGCCGACCGCGTGCGATGCGAATTGGTGCCTGATCACGGTCATGATGGCCCGTACGGAGTACAAACGCCGGTACCCCCGGGCTGAAAACGCCTCCTGGAACGATATCGGCGGCCAGGATTGGCGTCAGAACTGGGAGGACAAGGAAGAAATCCGGCTTGCGGAGTACTTTCGCATCCGCGAGAAGGCGGAAAAGCTCTACATGGTCCGTGGGGTGGGTGGAGCGCCCTATGCCCGCTTCAAATCGCAGTTGAAGCTTCAGAAGGGCGAGGAAATCATTGACGAACGCGACTCGATGATCCGCAAAGTCGAGTGGTTTCAGTTGAACGGCACGAAAGTCGTCGAGCGGGAGATTCTACCCGGTACCTGGCTCCCCATCGTTCGCTGCCAGGGCAATGCGGTCAATATCGATGGGAAGATCCATCGCCGCGGCATGGTGCGGGCGATGAAAGATCCTCAGCGCATGGTCGATTACGGGGAAGTCGCCAAAATCAGGCGCTTAGGCTTGGCCCCCCAGGCCCCTTGGGTGGCGGCCGAGGGGCAATTGGACGGGCACCCCGAATGGATGAACACCAATCGCGAGCCGATCACGGTCTTGGTATACAAGCCGATCACGGTCACGACGGCTCAGGGAGAGGTCCCCTTACCGCCTCCCCAGCGGCAGCCGCCGGCACAAATTGAGGCGGGATTCTCCGAGTTCGTGCAAGGGATGCGATCGAACCTTCTGGCGGTCGCTGGGATGCCCAATGAGCCGGGGCAGGACAATCAGCAGGGCCAGGTGGTCTCGGGCAAAGCGATCGCCCGAAGGGATAAGCTCTCCGACCAGTCACATTTTCAGTACTACGACAATCAGACCCTCATGATTGCGCAGTTCTGGCGGATCATGCTCGAGTGGATTCCCGTGACCTATCACGAGCCCGGGAGAATGCAGCGCATCATCGGGGAGGATGGAGTGCC